AACTCCCTGCTCAAGGCCTCAAAACCTTGTGAGGATAAGACAATGCATCCCAGAATATGCCACGTGGGTAGTTATGATGGATGCTGCTACCAACTTCAAGGGAGCAACAGGCGCATCCATAACACACTACTCAACCCGTTCTGGATCTTGGGGACACCCTTTAAGAAACGAGTTCTTGGAATTATACCGGGATTCCTTCACGAAAGAGGACTGGGTATACTATCTGGACGATGACAACATCTTACATCCAAAATTCATAGAGGAATGGAACAATCTAAATTCCCTCGATTGCTCGATCGTAACGTGGGGACAAGTGGGTAGGCTACGCCCTACCGACCAACCTCGAGTCGGGAACATAGATACGGCCTGCTATATGTTTAAGCCCTATGATCTGCCCAACCTCCGCTTTGAAACGAGCTACGAGGCCGATGGCATCTTCGCAGGGGAAGCTGCAAGACTGGGATCGCTTATCTGCGTAGATCAGCCCCTTTGTTACTACAATGCTTTGGCTTGAAAAAACATACGAAGGTCTACCTCAAAGGGATGGGATATGCCACGACTGACTTTATCCCCTGCGAGGTATGTGGATCTCAATCGGTAGACATCCACCATATAGAACCCCGAGGGATGGGAGGGAGCAAGATCCGGGATAATATCGAAAACCTTATGGCATTATGCAGGACTTGCCACCACGAAGCCGACTTCGGAACCACTCTAAAGAAAGACTACCTTTACGAGGTTCACAACCATCACCTATCAAAAAGAGTTATTTAGATATGCACAGAGCAGCAATCGGTACAATACTACCAAACCCCAGTAACCCGAGAATAATAAAAGACTATAAGTTTAAGAAACTTGTAAAGTCTATCGAGGACTTTCCCCAGATGCTTGAGCTAAGGCCTATCGTAGTCGATAGCAATATGGTCGTGCTTGGAGGCAATATGCGATTAAGGGCTTGCATTGCTGCAGGGCTTAAAGAGGTGCCGATTATAATAGCAGACCAACTGACTGATATCCAAAAGAATGAGTTTATAATTAAGGACAACGTAGGCTTTGGCGAATGGGATTGGGATCAGTTAGCGAACCAATGGGATATGGAGCTTTTAAGCGAGTGGGGAATGGATGTACCCTACACGGAGGATGAAATCGAAGAGATGGGCAATCCGGTAAATGATAACTCAGAGAAACCATTTGCTTTGGAACTGGATTCCGAGTCCAACTACTTGGTGCTAAAATTCAATACGGACATAGACTGGATTCAAGCGAAGACCATCTTTGAATTGGAGAGCGTTGCATCAAAGAGGGCAAACGGCAAGGCTTGGTCTATCGGCATCGGCCGTGTAATTGATGGGGTAGAAGCAATCAAGCGGATTCAAGGTGAAAATTAAATTCTTTGCCCCTTCGTATAAAAGACCTCAAAAGTCAATTACACAGATCACCTATCCGAATGTCACTCTGGTAGTCCGGGAGTCAGAAGCGGAGGAATATCAAAAGAACGGCAATAACATCGTGGTATGTCCAGACTCGGCACAAGGTAACCTCTGCCGGGTGCGTAACTGGATATTGGATAACCTATATGAGGATGCTGACTGCATTGTAATCTTGGACGATGATTGCTCTTACATAGGACGGTGGGAGGAACAGACCAATATAAAGTTCAACCCACAGGAATTAGAAGAGTTCTGCGAGTCCGCTGCTCTTTTGTGTGCGGACTTTGGATTCCACTTCTGGGGATTGAATTGCGTAACGGACAAGGGTGCTTATCGTGAGTACACGCCATTTGGCACAATTCAGTATATCGGTGGGCCATTTCAAGCGCACCTCAGTACGAGCAAGATCCGATACGATGAAAATCTTCCACTAAAGGAAGACTACGATATTTCATTAGAGCATATCAGAACTCACGGAGGATGCTTAAGGATCAACTATGCCCATTATGAGGTAAAGCAAGCATCCCAGACTGGAGGATGCGCTACATACCGAAATCTGAAGAGGGAGAAAGAACAATTTTTTCTCTTACAAAAAAAATGGGGCAAGGATATTATTACAAGGGATAAGGGAAGCAAGAGATCCTTTGACTTCAATCCAATTATGAAAGTTCCAAATAAAGGGGTATGACAAAAACTGACATCCATAAAAAGGCAATGCTCGATGCATTGGAGAAATCTCTGGGAGTAGTTACTTCTGCTTGTAAAAGCGTGGGCATCGCCCGACAGACTCATTATGAGTGGATGAAGGAGGATGCTGATTACAAAGCAGCAGTCGATGAACTATCAGACGTAGCGATTGACTTCGCAGAAAGCCAACTGCATAAGCAGATAAAGGAGGGCAACTCCACCGCTACTATCTTTTTTCTAAAGACCAAGGGCAAGAAGAGGGGATACATAGAGAGGCAAGAGGTAGATATCCAGACCCCGAAGCTATTTCAGATAGAGGTGCTTGGCGAAGATTGAGACCAACAAGGTATATGGCCACCTAAAGCGAAGCACTAAAAAGATAGTAGTCGAGCAGGGCGGTACCCGTAGCGGAAAGACATACAACATCCTGCTATGGATCATATTCTATTACACGGATAAGAACGAAGGCAAGACCATCACGATCTGCCGTAAGACGTTCCCTGCGCTCCGGGCTTCTGTTATGAGGGACTTCTTTGAGATCCTCCGGAACCACGATCTATACAACGAGAGCTACCATAACAGATCAAATAGCGAGTACTACCTCAATGGGAACCTTGTGGAGTTCATCAGCCTCGACCAACCCCAGAAGATTCGAGGGCGCAAGCGCAACCTCCTGTATATTAACGAAGCCAATGAGCTGACGTATGAGGATTGGCAGCAGCTGATAATGAGAACCGAGGATCGGGCGATACTTGACTATAATCCTTCGGATGCATTTCATTGGATTTATGATAAGGTCGTACCAAGAGATGACTGCGACTTTTTTCAAACGACCTACCTCGACAATATGTTTTTAGATCAGAGCATAAAGGATGAAATCCTACGGCTCAAGGATACGGACAATGACTACTGGCGTATCTATGGTCTGGGGGAACGTGGTATGAGTAGGGCTACGATATTCCAGTACGGGCAGTCGGAGATCCCATCAGATGCAAAGCTTCTATCGTATGGGATGGACTTCGGGTTTACAAATGACCCCACGGCTCTCGTTGCAGTCTATGAATCAAATGGCAGCTTTTACTTTGATGAACTGCTTTATCGCACGGGGATGACTAATAACGATATCGCAAACATCCTAACCTCGATCGGTATCGACAGGAGAACCGAGGTATATGCTGACTCCGCAGAGCCTAAGTCAATCGAGGAACTATATCGCAGGGGATACAATGTAAAGCCCACGACTAAGGGGCCGGACTCGGTGAACGCAGGAATCGATATAATGAAACGATATAAGCTATTCATCACTCCCCGGAGTATCAATCTTGAAAAGGAGATGCGTAACTACAAATGGACAGAGGATAAGAACGGGAACCTCCTTAATAAGCCTATCGATGCTTTTAACCACGCAATCGATGCTGCGAGGTATGCTATATTTAGCAAGAAAAATAACCCTAACTTTGGCAGATATTCTGTACGATGATATACGTAGCCGGTCAACCGGGTGGAGTTTATTACCACCGCCTCCAGATACCATACGAGGACTTGCTTATGCGAGGCTACCTCGTAAAGTTTGGAACCATCCAAGAACTCGATAAGTACAAGGGGGCAATCACGCATCTCGTTGTCAACCGAGGGCTGAGTACCACGAATCACAAGGCGTTCCGGTATATGCTGGATCAGAACAATATCAAACTGATAATTGACTTAGATGACTGGTGGATGCTACCAAGGCATCACGCTAATTATAGTAATCAGAAAACGCAGGACATCGTATCGACTCTCAAAATAGCGGATGAAGTCCATACGACCAATGAATACCTTGCGAGCAAGATCCAAAAAGAAAACCCCTTCATACCTATCTGGGTTCTGCCCAATGCGATAGACCCACGTAGGACACAATGGGAGAACATAGAAAAGGTGGAGGGCTTTAACGTGGGCTATATGGGTGCATTGCACCACGATGATGACTTGGCGTATAACCGCATCAATTTAGAGGGACTGAATGCTTATACCATTGAGTACTATAAAGAGTCGCTAAGGGCTTCTAATGCGTTCGAGAGGGCTGACTACTCCGACTATGGCAAACTATATAAGAACATCCACGTCAGTATCGCACCACTTTCACCAAGCACCTTTAACAAATGCAAGTCAAACCTTAAGGCTATCGAGGCTGGGTTTACCAAGACGTGCATAATAGCCCAAGATATGCATCCCTATACCCCGTTTCTGAATAAGAACAATGCAATCCTATGCAAAGGGCCGGGGCATTGGGAAGAGGAACTGCGGAACCTCGACCCTCAAAGATGCGCTGACCTTGCGGAAAGGCTCTATGAGGACGTACAATTCTACCACATTACCAATATCAACGACACACGCCAGCAATGCTTCGCACAATAAAAGTACCAACGATCTGGGCTGACCTCAGCCTAAAGGACTTCCAGAGGTTTATGGGGGCTAACCCCACGGATGAAACGGCTGAGGACTTAGCTCTATCGATATTCTGTGGCATCGATAAGGATGAGCAGGACTCGTTCCCGGTAAAAGAGCTCGAGGATATCAAGACAATAATCGCTGGGGTGTTCACGGAGAACCCACCCTTACATCGGTTCGTGCATATCGATGGGGTAAAGTATGGCTTTCACCCTAAGCTGGAGGACATCTCACTCGGGGAGTTCGTAGATCTGGAAGAGTATATGAAGGAGCCCATTAAGAATGCTCAGAAGTGGATGGGGGTGCTTTACCGCCCCGTGATTAAGGAGGCATACGGAAGGCACGAGATAGAGAAATACCATCCAGATAAGCACGATGGATCAGCATTCGAGGCCATCACGATGGACGTAGTGCAGGGTGCGCTGCTTTTTTTTTATCGTTTAGAACTCGGACTGCAGATGTCTTCGCTGACTTATTTGAAGCGAGTGGCGAAACAAGGGAAATCCTCGACTCCAGAACTGCCTTCGGTAAACGATGGGGATGGTATGCAATCCTCCATCAACTTGCTGCAGGATCTCTACAAAACCTTGACCAGATAACGGAGCTACCGCTTTACCAATGTTTGATGTGGGTAACGTACGAGGCTGACAAGTCACGCCTTGAGGCGCAGGTGGCTCGACAGAATACCCGATAACGGGTTCTTTATTTATGAAGTACGGATACTATCAAATCTGCGAGGCTCTGCAATCAGCAGCCGACAATTCCTCCTACGTGAACTCCGTAACGTGGGGCAACATCTTTGACGTAGATATGCGGAAGATGACCCTATTCCCTTTGTGCCATATCCTTACGGGAACGGCTGAGGTACTGGAGCGAACCGTGATCTATTCAATCGATGTTCTGGTGATGGATGCGATGGACTATTCCAAGCAAGATCCGAATGTCGTACCCTATTCCTTCGAGGGGGTAGCGCAGAAGCAGGACATATATCATAGGAGCCTATTCTCGATGCAGGAGATGATTGCAAGCCTCCGGAGGGGTGATCTATACACGGATGGCTTTAGGCTCGTTAACGACCCTCTATGCGAGCCCTTCGATGAAGACTTCGAGTCCACCGTGTGCGGATGGAAGGCAACGCTCCAGATAGAGACTCCGAACCCGACTATTATCTGCTAATGGCTTCCGGGAATCCAGATCTAAAAAAAGCGGAGAACACCCGGCTTGCTCTTGATAAGTTCGGGAAGTATCTGGTTGCGGAAAGCCGTAAGAACCTCACCCGTAAAAAAAAGAATGTAACGAATACGTTATACAATTCACTCGACTATGAAATCACCACGGGGCCAAATAGCCTCGAGTTCGACTTCTTGATGGCTGAATATGGCGAGTGGGTAGATAAGGGTAGAAAAAAGGGCAAGATGCCACCCTTCGGCCCCATCTATGCGTGGGCTGCCCGTAGGCGGTTGCAGTTTAAGGATGGCAAGGGGAAGTTCCTATCGTACGCAGATACGGCAAGGCTCGTAATGATTAAGATCAAAACCAAAGGAATCAAGCCCTCTGACTTTTACACGAGGCCTTTTAACTTGGGCTTCGCCAAACTGCCAAACGAGATAGTCGAAGCGTATGGTATTGACGTTGAGAACTTTATCGAGTTCACTATAAAGAAATTGAATCTAAAATATAAGTAATGGCAATCACTATCACGCAGCAAGCACCGACTCGCTCCTTCGCTGGCAGCCCAATGGTCTATTCTGTGAGCAGTAACAATTCGGGGAACGCAGGATTCAAGTACGTTGCGGATGTATTTATCTGGTTTGGCTCGAGTGCATCGGTACCGGGATCCTATGTCTATCGCCTTATCAAGCCGAAGGAAAGCATCAGCAATCTATACGGGTACTTTGATATCAGCAATATCGTAAGCTCTTACCTATCGCAGACCAATATCGACCACGCTGCTGGAACGGCTACTGATAATGATCAGACCGTATGCAATGTACAGGTGAAGTTCCGGGAGTACACGACCGCAGGAGGTATCGCTGCAGTTACCGCAACATCCAACACAATAAACGCTTACGATGGCTATACGGAGTTTGTGGATGGGGTAAATGCTACGACCACCACGGGAGTAATGACAAGCGGAAGCAGCATCCAATATATCCAACTCGACCAAGCCCTCACGATAGGGGTAGTGCCTGCTCTGGTAAATGGGATGCGGGTAGATTATAGCGATGGACAATCTGCTATGATTGACATAGCGGACTTCGGTGCAGTGGATTCGGTAAACTCTACCAATAAACTATTTTACCTTCCTGCTGGCGTTGCTAACCTTAACGATTCAGTAATCGACCCGAAGCCACAGGATGTCGCAGACCTCTTATACTACGACTTATCCCTTGGAGTATTCCAGAGTGTGGCGTATAGCCGGAGGGTAGAGACCGATGGTGGAGTATGCGAGGCATTGGCTTGTCTGGAGGCTGCGCTGCAGGAACTCGGGGAGGATGACGCTGCATACACCACTCGCTTCACCCCGGAGTGCGAGGTAACGTATGACCCTATCACCATCACTTATCAGAATAAATACGGAGCGTGGGACTATATCGTGGCATTTAAGAAATCAACAAACTCTACATCCACCAGCAAGGAGCAGTATGAGACCAACGTAGGCACGATCGGTTCGAGTACCTTTACCTACAATCCTGCGACTGCATCCCCTACCAAGACCTTTAACAATTTCGGAAGGGATAGCATTAGCGTTAACACGGGATTCTTAAACGATGGATATAATCAAATGGTAAAGGAGATGCTACTATCCAACATCCTGTACTTCGTGGAGGAGGAGAGGTACGTTACGCTTAAAAACACTTCGCAGGAGTACAAGACAAGCCTCAATGATAACCTCGTGCAGTACACCTTCAATTTCGATTACGCAGCACAAGTTAAAAACAGGGTATGGCTCTAACGCTGCAAACCACTACGGGGTATCTGGACTTATTCAGCGATGAAAGTATCAGCGTAGATTATAACCTCGCTGACCTCCGAGATCCTGCTGCAATCTTTAGCCCGATATCGAAGAGCTTCTCGCTTCCTGCAACGGATGTTAACAATCAGTTCTTTAAGCATTACTACGATGTAAGTATTAGCGGAGGGTTTAATGCGTATGCGAAGCAGGACGTAACGCTTTACAGCGATGACCTTATTATGATCAGCGGCTACCTTCAGTTGCTCGATGTAACGCTGGAGAACACAATGGCGAAGCAGTACCAAGTTCTGGTCGCTGGGGAGAACGCAAGGTTCGCCCGTAACGTAGGCGAAAAGGAAATAAGTGAGCTGGATCTGGAATCATATATGCACATTTTCAACTACGAGAATATCGTAGGCAGTTGGAATGGCGATCTATTCGGTGGCGATATAGTATATGTACCGGTAGATACGAGGGTCTTTGCAAGCGATACGCTATTTTCTCCGCAGCAAATACTCACCCCCTTATTTGAAACGGACTTTTACCCAGCGATAAAAGCCACGATTATATTCGAGCAGATCTTTACCGAGGCAGGGTACACGATAGAAGCAGCAACCGGGATCTTTGCAAATCCTAAGTTCACGGATATGCTATTGCTTGGGTATAACAAAGAGGGGCTTGTGCCTTTAGAGGCGGCCTTTAATAGTAGGCTGGCGCAGGTATACTCGAGTGCGAGCTTATCAATTCCAGAACTCACGGCCACAACTCCGAGCATAATCCAATTCAATACGGAGGTTTATGATAACGGCAACAACTATAACCCTGCAACCTATCGGTATGCTTTGCCTATTATCGGATCGTATAAGTTTAACGTGCAGGGAGTTATAACCTCACCCACTGGCAACTTTATGTACCAGGTCGTAATGTACTTGGGTAACACCGCAATCCAGAGCAAGGATGTCGTGACAAATAGTGCATTCTCGATGGACTTTGTGCATTTCTTTAGTGACTTGACCACGAGCAATCTGGTATCCTTCCGGATAGGGGGGATTGATTCCGGAGGTACTCTCGCATCCAGTTGTCAGATGACCGTGATCAGCGCACCGGACTACCCTACGGGGTCGGATGTTGACCCTTCGATGTTCTTGCCTAAGATGAAGCAGAAGGACTTTATCGCTGGAATCGCTAAGATGTTTAACCTCGTATTCGTTCCGAGTAAGGAGATACCGAATATGATAAGCATTTTTGCTTACGATGCTTGGATAGGATCGGGCGCAGTAAGGAACTGGCAGGAGGTCGTGGATGTAAGTCAACCCATCACGATAAAACCCACTACGGAACTGCAGGGCAAGACCATAAAGCTGCTAATGGCTAATGGCAACGCTATTCTCGATAATGCCTACGTATCCTCCTTTGGAATACCACACGGCAGCGTAGAGGTCGAGGACACGGGCAATCAATTTGCGGAAAGCGAGATCACAATCGAAACACCCTTTGCTGCGACAATCACGAATCGGATAAATTCAAATACTACATTTGACGTTATTCAGATGTTCGATGCGGAGGGGAAGCCTATCGACTCCCCACCAAGGCTGCTATATTTCAATGGGGTTAACGGGACATCGAACTATTATATCCTTCGCAGCACGGACGGAACTTTTCAAGTGCAGAACGAGTACCCGGTATTCAATGTAAACTACGGGGGCACGTTTACCGCAACATTCGGGATCCCACAATTAGAAGGCACCAAGCCTCCAAAGAACAATCTGCTTACGGACTTTTACGCCACCTATCTTTTGGAGCTATATGCTACGGATGCGGTGATGCTTGAGGTATCGATAGTGCTGGAGCCTGCGGAGTTATTTCTGCTGAACTTAAACGATCAGATCTACTACGATGGGGAGTACTGGAGGATCAATAAGATAAACGGGTACGATCTGGATAAGATGACTGCACGGGTGGAGTTGTTTCGGGCTTCGTTTGTGAACTCCTCGATCTGTGCGAGCACTATCTCGGCTTTGAATAATGACGGAACCGTGAGCTTTAGCGGTACGTCTACGCAGCAATGCTGCGAGTTCTATGGGTATAAGTGGAGCGACAATAAGTGCTACTGGCGTACGAGTAAGTTTGTGAAGTCAAAAAGCGCAGGGCTTGTAGGTCTGGAGAAATCAGCAATCGCTAATGTCAGCACCAAAACCTCACGGCCTACGAACACGATGTATTGGTACACCGTGACTTCGGACTTAGAGGCTACGAACTTCCGGTGTGTGGCATTGCATAATTATGCTACGCCTTTGTTTGACCTTGCGGTGGGGGATCATCAGATCGTAAGGATCACTTTTACCTGTGAGACATATTCCTACCAGACGGACTACACGATAGTACGGGGAGCAGCAGGCGATACAATCCACGGACTTCATAATGTAACGAGCGATAGGTATCGAGTAACTATCAAGAAGGCTAACGGCTTCGCTTCGTATTTGCAGTTGGAGCACCACGGAGGTACGGAGGTCGCAGAAACTTGGAGCGTGGTAGCGGAAAGAACGCAACTATTATGAATATAGGTTTTTTAATTACTGCGCTTAAAGGGGATCACTACGGCATCTGCAATGAGATAGAGATATCAAAAGGCAAATGGGAGATAGTTGAAAGCTGGTCAGAGGCGAAGCAACAAATCAAGAGGCAATGGCAGTCGAGAAAGTTATAAAGCTAAAGGTTGAGAATGGCGAGGCTATTCTAAACGTGCAGGAGCTTAACAAGGCTTTGGGCGATACCAACAAGCAGGCCGATGGATTAAGTGGTACGATGGCTAACGCCACGGAAGCTATCGATAAGTACACGGGCGGTGCAGCTTCTGGGTTTAAGGCCTTGGTCGGTGGCGTAAAGAGCTTTGTTGTGGGTATGAACACCGTGAAGGGTGCGCTTATATCCACAGGCCTCGGTGCTTTTGTAGTGGTGCTTGGCTCTTTGTTCGCTTACTTCACGCAGACCTCCAGAGGTGCGGATGAGTTTGCGAAGATTATGGGTGGAGTCGGTGCTGCGGTTAAGGTCGTAATCGACCGATTCGTGGTTTTAGGCGAGGGTCTTGTAAAGTTCTTTACTGGTGATTTTAAGGGAGCAGTCGATAGCGTTAAAAATGCGTTTAAGGGCTTGGGCGATGAGATTGTTAACGAGACAAAAAAAGGTGCAGCGTTAGCGGAGCAGCTTGACAATATCGAAGACCGGGAGAGGGATCTAATTAAGATGCGAGCAGAGGCAAACCGAGAGATTGCAAAGGCTCGTATTATTGCTGATGACGAAACCAAGAGTATCGAGGAAAGGCAGAAGGCAGTCCGGAAGGCCTTTGATCTGGAGAACAACGTAGCGAAAGCAGAGCAAGCAAATGCACAAGCGTACGTCAAATACCTAAAGGAGAAAAAAGCCATCGGGGAGTCAACCGATGAAGACCTACTAAAACAGGCCGAAGCAGAGGCAAGGGTTAATGAACTACGCACCGAGTCGTTACGCAGGCAGCGTAGGCTCGAAACAGAACTTAAAGGACTACGTACTGAAGCGAAAACCGCAGCAGAGGAAGAGGTAAAGGCTATCGAGGAACGTGAAAAGAAAGCCTACGATGCAGCAACCGAACGCATTAAGGTCGAGAAGGAAGTAGCGGAAATCGAAAAGAAAGCAGCAGACGCTCGTAAACTCGCACAAGGGCAGAACATCTCGGCATATAACGATATGCTTACGCAGATGCGTAATGCCGGGGGCACTGCTCAAGAACAAGAATTGGCAGCAGCAGAGCAGCAGTACCTTGCCCTTACGACTTTAGCGATTAAGGCTGGCAAGAGTGGCGTAGAAGCTACGCAGTTGTATGAGTCCAAAAAGAGGGAGATAAAAGAGAAGTACGCAAAGCAAGACCGAGCCAACGAGTTGGCAAATGCTGCTGCATCTGTTCAGCTTGCAGGGCAAGCGTTTGGTGCGTTAGCGCAGCTATCGGAGGCGTTGGGTAAGGGTAACGAAAAGAATGCGGAGAAAACCTTTAAGATAACAAAAGCCCTCCGGATAGGTGAGGCAGTCGCAAGTACCGCTGCTGCTATTATGATGCAGCTCGCAGTACCGCAGGATGCTCTCACGGGGGCTAACTTCGTAAAGGCTGGAATCGTGGCAGCGACTGGAGTAGCACAGATAGCGACAATCGCCTCTGCTAAGTTCCAACCTTCCGGGGGAGTGCAAGGCTCTACCTCAGCTCCCTCGATACCTACGTCTTCGCCTTCGGCACAACCTATGACACCGAACATATCCTTCAGTAATACGGAGAACCAGCTCGCTGGGATGCTCGGTAGGCCTATGAGGGCGTATGTCATAAACCAAGACATTACAAATGCTAATCAGTTGGAACGCAGAATACGCTCCAGCGCAACAATCGGAGGATGAAGATTTATGAACTAATTTTAGAGGATGACCAACTGATGGGAGTCGATGCCATCAGCATAGTGGAGAACCCGGCTATCGATGAGCAGTTTATCGCTCTATCCAAGCACGTGCAGTTTAAGGTGCAGGATGAAGACAAGCGAATCTTGATCGGAGCAGCACTCGTGCCCAACAAGCCCATCTACCGATACGATGACAAGACCGGGGAAGAGTACTACGTCTACTTTTCTGCCGACACGATCCGCAAAGCAGCGGAATTGTATATGATCAAGGGCAACCAAAACAATGCAACGCTAGAGCACTCAGAGGGCTTATCGGGCTTGTCTGTTGTGGAGTCGTGGATTATCGAAGATGAATCGATGGATAAGTCCAAGACCTACGGGCTGGAGTATCCTGCTGGCACTTGGGTTGTAATGATGAAAGTAAATAACGATGCTATCTGGACGGAGTACGTCAAGGAGGGCAAGGTAAAAGGATTCAGCATCGAAGGATGGTTTGCCCAGCGTGAGAAACTACGGGGCGAAGATCTGCAGGAGGCTCTTGCTCAGATAGAGATGGCAGAGGCGGAGCATATCGCAGAGCAGTATATCTTCGGAAGCGTAAATGCTATCATAAAAAGCGATAAGCGCAGGTCTGGTGGAAAACGCTTAGAGATGGAATCCTACGCTGACTATCCGGATGCGGTAAAGAATAACGCAAAGCGTGGGATTGAGGCCAATGAAAAGGTGAACAATAAGTGCGCTACTCCGGTAGGCAAGGTACGGGCACAGCAGTTGGCACAAGGCAAGCCCCTATCGGTAGAGACAATCACACGGATGTATTCGTACCTATCGAGAGCCGAGGAATACTACGATGAAAAAAACCCCGAAGCCTGCGGTACAATATCCTTCCTGCTATGGGGAGGCCTTGCAGGAAAGCGGTGGGCAGAATCTAAACTTAAAGAACTTAATAAATAATGAAAGGATTTAACCAAGGGCCAAAGCCCCCAGTACCACAAAACTCAAACAGGGCGTGTTTATGCCCCGATGGGAAGACTTACTCTCGCAAATGCTGCGATAAGAACGATATGCAAGCACAAGGCATAGGTTTTATCGGTGGCAAGGGGTAGGAGTAAAATACCCAATTTTAACTAAAACAATTATTTACTTATGAATCTGCAAGATGTTTTCAAGAAAATCGAGCTCGCTCTTACTCCCGAAAGAGTAGAGCTTGCTTCTATGTTGCTGGTCGATGGTACTAAGGTGGAAGCCGAAGTATTTGAGGCTGGTGCAAATGTATTCCTTATCGGAGGGGATGGCGAGCAAATCGCTGCACCCGTTGGTGAGCATAAGCTGGAAGATGGTCGCATCCTCGTTATCGAGGAAGAGGGCATTATCAAAGAGCTAAAGGCTGAAGAGCCTACAATCGAAGTCGAGATCGAGGCTGCTGCCGAGGAAGCGGGTGAGATGACTATTACTGAAGTTATGGAGATGGTATCTGCCCTTCGGGAAGAGGTCGAAATGATGAAACAAGAGATGGGCAAAAAGCAAGAGATGGCTGAGGTCATTGAAGAGCCCAAGGCGGTAGAGGTAACAATGGCTGCTCAGAAGCCAATCGTTGCTGCACCCGTAGAGAAAAAACACGAACTGAAATTTCACATCGGTGCAGAGCGTGTTGTTAATACCCAAGACCGAGTGTTTTCTAAACTTTTCAAATAAATAAAGCGAAATGGCCACAACTACTTCAATGACCACAACGTATGCCGGTGAATTTGCCGGACGTTACATCTCTGCTGCCCTTTTATCTGGCGATACTATCGCTAAGGGTGGAATCGAGGTAATCCCCAACGTAAAATTCAAGCAAGTCCTTAAGAGGGTTGCTTTGAACGATATCGTTAAAGACCAGACCTGTGACTTCACAGACACTTCTACTTTGACTTTGAACGAGGCTATCCTTCAGCCAGAGTTCCTGCAGGTAAACCTTCAGCTTTGCAAAAGTAACTTCGAGTCTGATTGGGAAGCCATCCAGATGGGTTACTCTGCATTCGATACTTTGCCTACGAACTTCGTAGATTACTTCATCGGCTACAACGCTGCTAAAGTATCTGAGTGGATCGAGTCTAAGATCTGGACTGGAGCAACTGCAAGTGCTGGTGAGTTCAACGGATTCCAAACTATCCTCGCTGCTGATACAACCGTTATCGATGTAACTGCCGTTACTGGTGGCATTACTTCCGCCAACGTCATCACAGAGATGGGTCGTGTACTTGATGCAGCACCAAACGCAGTATACGGAAAGGATGACCTTTACTTGTACGTTCCTACCAATGTATTTAAGGCTTATGTCCGTGCCCTTGGCGGTTTCGGTGCTTCTGGTCTTGGAGCAAATGGTGTTGACAATAAGGGTACCACTTGGTTCGCTGGACAAGATCTGTTCTTTGATGGTGTTCGTTTGTTCCACGCTCCCGGTATGGGATCTAACAAGATGGTATTAGCTCAGAAGTCAAACCTATACTTCGGTTGCGGTCTTTTGAACGATACCAACGAAGTGAAGGTTTTGGATATGGGCGACCTTGATGGTAGCAAAAACGTACGTTTCGTAATGCGATTTACTGCAGGAGTGCAAGTAGGTTTCGGTGCTGACGTGGTTCTTTACGCTTAATCTAAGTTTAATAAATAAACAATAAGGGGGGCCGGGCATTGCCCTCGCCCCCTTTTTTAATTCAATAAAAAAATGTCTTGTACCTTCACCCTCGGTCGCATAGAGCCGTGTAAAGACCAAGTAGGTGGTCTGAACAAAGTTTATTTCATCAACTCGATTAACCTCGCAAACGTTGCTTATGATACCGCTAACACGGATGTCATTTCTCAGCTTGCTACTGCAGCAGTTTCTGCTTACGTATATGACCTCAAAGGAACTTCTAACTTTGAGCAGGCAATCACTTCCAGCCGTGACAACGGAACTACTTTCTTTGAGCAAGTTCTAAACATTGTTCTAAAAAAGCAGACTATCGACACGCATAAGCAGATCAAGCTATTGGCTTGGGCTCGCCCTATTATCGTGGTCGAGGATAACAACGGCAATGCCTTCCTTATGGGATTAGAGCACGGAGCAGAGGTAACGGGTGGATCTATCGTAACGGGCGCTGCTTATGCAGACCTAACGGGATACAACGTAACCTTCACAGGCCAAGAGCGTGTGCCTGCGAACTTCCTAAAGGGTGCGATTGCAAATGATCCATTCGCTGGATTATCTGGAACGAAGCCTACGATGGTATTCGGAGCATAATTATCCAATGGATAAAGATAAAGGGGGGGCTTAGGCCTCCTTTTTTATTGAGGCATATCCCACTTTGTAGCGACTTTGGGTTATTTAGGTATGATTTTCTTATCATATAATGCCCAGCAGGATATCACCTTGCCAATCCGTGACTGGAAGTACGGCAACAATGACCTCACGAACTACGGAGACTACTGGCGCATACAAGCCAAGTTCGTAAATAAGGACACGAGAGAGGTAATTACCTTTACTCTGGTGAGCCCGTCTTTTGATACAGACACAAGGGAGCTTACATTTGCGTATAATAGCGCAACACTTGATCCGGAAGTACCCTACATTTTACGCCTCGAAGACCAGAGGTACGCAGCAGGAGTCGCTAACCAATATGAGGATAGGGTGATAGCGGATGCAGGGACAATCGAGGCTCTGGCTTGCGTAACGACTGGGCTCACGGGTTTAGGGGTGGACGATGCTAAGGTGCTGACCATTGACAAAATTTATATGCTGCCGAGTGGTGGCACGATCGATAACTATCAACCTGTGCTGCAAACAACTGAGCGCACTATGAACAATGACTTTGTGATCTATGGCGAATAATATCCGACTAATCAATCTGGCATCTTATACCACGCCACAAATCAGCGAGAACCCTCGTTTGAGTTGGGTAGAGTATGGCGATGACAATCAGTTTTTTAACTACCTTATCGATAGGGCTAACGGCTCACCTACTAATAATGCGGTGATCACGGGGATCGTAGATATTATCTACGGCAAGGGAATCGATGCATCCAACTCAGATGCTAACCCTTCCGGGTATCTGGAGCTGCGTAGGCTTATCCAGCCCGAGCAACTGAAGAGGGTAGTAAATGACTACTATATGCTCGGCAATGGAGCGTTCCAGATTATCTATACTGCTGACAAGAGCAAGATAGCGGAGGTATATCACATACCGGTCGAGACTTTGAGGGCAGAAAAGTGCAACGAAGAGGGAGAGATCGAGGCCTACTATATGGCTTACGATTGGAGTAAGGTTCGAAATAAGAACCAAGCGGAGCGCATCCCAGCGTTTGGATACGGAGCAGCATCCGATAAGGCAGAGATCCTGTACATACGCCCGTACCGGAGTGGCTCTTACTACTATTCGCCCGTGGATTACCAAGGTGGGCTTCCATACGCTGAGATGGAGGAAGAGATAGCGAACTACCATATCAACAATATCAAGAACGGACTGGCTCCTTCGATGATTATCAACTTTAATAACGGCATCCCACCGCAGGAAGAACAGGACAATATCGACTTTGCAATTAAGCAGAAGTGGAGCGGTAGCAATAACGCAGGCAAATATATCCTCGCTTTCAATGACGATAGTCAAAAAGCTGCTACTATCGAGCCCGTTACTTTATCGGAGGCTCACCTTCAGTATGAGTTCCTCAGTAGTGAGAGCACGAGCAAGATTCTGGTATCCCACCGCATCACCTCGCCTATGCTCTTCGGGGTAAAAGATGCAACATCTGGATTGGGAAGCAATGCCGATGAGATTAAGAATGCTTTTAATCTGTTGGACAACACGGTGATACGCCCTAAGCAGGAGCAGATCGCTGCTGGCTTGGATATGATTCTTGCTTACAATAACGTAAGCCTCGACCTATACTTTAGGACATTGACTCCTGCGGAGTTTGCTGATGTCAAAGAGGTAAGCGATGAAGTGGTGGTCGAAGGTGCCCCGGTTGCAGATGTAAGTGAGGCAACAGAGGATCTTATCAAAAAAGATGCATCCTACAATGGTGCACAGATTGCCAGCTCTCTGGATATTATGAGAGCCGTTACCGAGGGGATACTTACGCAAGACCAAGCGATCACGTTCCTCGTACAGATGCTACAATTCGAACCACAAGTAGCGCAGGCTTTGTTTGTGGGTAACTCTTCTGCCGTTATTACGCAGATGAAATCGCAGAAGGGGGGAAGGGATGGCCTCCCTTTTCTGATGGAGGAGCTTGCTGCTGAATTAGTAGCGAAGCTTCAGAATATCGGAGAGAGCGAAGAGGAACTACTTAGCGACTACGAGATGGTCGATAGCGAGATAGTCGATAGCGAGGAAGAGGAATACGATGTCGAGGCATACCTCAACTCCCGGACTGAACTTGTAGCGCAGGATCCCAGCGAGCAAGATTCGAAGAGATACAAGGTGCGTTACTTCTATGCCGTTGGTGCTATTGCAAATAAAAACCGCAATCCGGGGCCAAGCAGAACCCTATGCCGTAGCCTTATCGCTGCTAAGAGAGTATATCGGATGGAGGACATCAAGGAGTTAAGCTCTAACGGGGGCGCAGAAGCGCAGGGAGCCTCTTACAGCGTCTGGTTGTACAAGGGTGGGGCTAACTGCTACCATCGCTGGGAACGTAGGGTATATCGCAAGAAACTCACGAAGGATGGCGAGATCTATGGAGGCGGTACTTTGAGTGGCACGACTATCATTAACGTAAATGAAGCGGTACGTCAAGGATTCAAGCTACCCAAGAACCCAAAGGAGGTTGCTATCGCACCTATCGATTCGGACTACCAGGGCTATACTCCTGCTTACGCTCAGAGTAAAGGGATACCCAAATAGTCGCAATATCCGAGCAATCGGGTTTATTAAATATGGCATACGCTCTCTTTGTTTCACCCGATGATATCGTAAAGCGTACCGCTATATCCGGTAACGTAGATCGTGATCAGATGGTGCAGTATATCAAGACCTCGCAGGACATACATATCCAAGCGTTGCTCGGTACTGCTTTGTACGATAAACTCAAGAACGATGTGCTGGCAAATACCCTCTCGGGCAACTACCTAACCTTGATGAATGACTACGTGCAGGATGTACTGGTGCATTACACGATGGTGGAGCTGCTTCCGTTTTTGACTTACAAAGTAAGCAACGGGGGAGTATTTAAGAAACAAAGCGAGAATAGCGAGAGCATCGACAAGAGCGAGCTGGAGTACTTGATCCAGAAGGAGCGAGATACGGCAGAGCATTACGGAAGGCGTTTAGTTAATTACTTGACTTTTTACGGCAGCCTTACTCCGGAGTACTACGCTAACCAGAACGGGGAGATGTATCCTACGGATGGGCAATCATTTCACGGATGGTATTTATGAATAGGTACGGAATCAAAAGGAGCAACATCCAGAAGCTCCGGGTATTTTTAAGCAAAAAGAAGTGAGCAATTTTATATCGTGGGGAGTAGTGTACTGCTCTACTTGGTTTGGCCAAGTGGACGAGACTACTTTGTCTATCCAGAATCAGTCAGCCCCTCCGTGCTTCGCTCCTGCTAATGAGATTGTGGAGCAGTTTGAGACTCGTGTGCTGAATGATGGAGGCACGTTTGAGGGCTTTGATTGCTTGACTGCTGCCTTGCAGGATCTGGGTGAAGATACCTACTATGATATTTTTGATACGTATATTCAGCGT